GGCGGTAAAATGAACCGCATGAATCCAACAGTCGTTAACTACTAGTTATGGAAGGCGGCGCCGATGCAGGCGCCAGCACAACTGACAGCGCTGTTGAAAGTGGGGGGAGTCCAACGACTCCCCCTACTAATACCCAATCTGGGATAGCGATTGGTCAAGTTTATGCTGGGGCAGGATTCTTTACGGGGGCAATGAAATCCCGTAAACAACAATTCCACGACACCCATCAACAGTACCGACGCCCTGATTACGGTACAAGCGACCGCAATCCACTAATTGGAAAAACCCCAGGACCTAGGGGTGGTATTGACATGAAGCGCAACATGTCAGGACTTGGTGTTGGTTATCAAGATGCGCTTGATCTGTTTAAGCCTATGCGATCTGGTTTAAATAAAACTTCTACAGGTGTTCGTATGAACCACCGCCCACAAGACCCAATGCGACGACGTGCACAAGGTACCCGTGCGTACGCAGAGGCTAACCCTGAAAATAAGGATGGCATCTGATGGCTAAGGATACTGGCGATTTGTATGTACCAGAAAACAGTGGAGAACTAAGCCTTCCTACTGGTCGTGGCTTTGATCCTGTAGCACATGGTTATAAACGAGTACTTCCAAAAGAGGGAAGTAAGAACATTGGTGCTTGGGACCCTACTAATGCATTGGGTGCTCGTATGGATAAGTTACATCCAAGCCAATTTAATCGCATGGTTCATAACGTCACCCACGCCGTAAAAACGGCTAGTCCAGAAGATGTTAAATCTGGTATGGACTGGTATAAGCGTGCCCATGATTTTGCAACTGAAATTGGAAAAGGCGATGTACGCCGTGGGGCTGGCGCTATTGCAATCCTAAGTTCGCAGGTTGGTTGGAATGACAACCAGCGTATGGCACGCCAATTAAGGGATACTGGAACCGCTAGTGGTGGTTTTGTAACTGGGCGGCAGGTATCACAGGCTCGTTCAGTCCTTGAGGGTTCCGCACAGCCAGAACAATATTTACCAATGGACAGGAAAACAGGGAACTTCTTTAAAAACATTGTTAACCCAGATGACCCTGAAGCCGTGACAGTTGATCGTCATGCTCACGATATTACTGTTGGTCGTGTACTTGGGAGTGCTGACCGTGGGCTACAGACTCCTACTAGATACAACACATTTTCTGAAGCGCATCGTAATGCCGCTGGTAACTTAGGGATGCTCCCAAGCCAAGCACAGGCTGTAGGTTGGGTAAACTGGCGCCGACAGAGGGGAATAGTTGATTAACTATGACCGATGCATGGGCGCTTATTATCGCCACCCTTATTACCACTGTTGCTGGAGTTGTTGGCGCAGGAATTAAACAACTAAAAGAACTCCGTAGAGAGAACCGCAATGACCACGGAATGGTCATGCTTCATTTAAAGAGTGTAAGACGCAGTGTTGACAGCGTCGGAGACAAAGTAGAAGCAGTATCCGAACGTCTTGAGAACCACATTGATTGGCACCTAGACGCTAAGAAGTGATACATGACACACCCATGAATTGGGTGCTAGGATATTCCTGACCGTAATTCTGAATTGGAAAAGGTTAGGTATTTGTGAAACAACAAGAGCAGAAAATAACACTGCTGGACGCCCTGCTTTCTCCCCGAACTAATCTTTCGGCAGACGCATGCAAGTTCACCAGAACAGTAGACAAAATGTCTGCTGACGAACAAGAAGCAATAAACCGTGCAATTGAACTCATTCGTGAGGACAACGGTTTAGGTAAAAGCAAATCATACAGCGCATCATGGCTTACTAAAGTTATGCGTCAACATGGTTACAACGTGAGTATAAGCACAATCCAGCGACACGTCAACAAAGAGTGTTGCTGTTACCAAGGAGATGCACAATGAGTGAACTAGCAAAAGCGTTAACAACCGCACCACAAGACAAGAGTAAGTTGCTTGGCAAGTTAGTTGAAATGCTTGAAAGCAAGAACATTGACATCAATGAAATTGGTGACATCAAGCGTGTCAAGTTGTACCAAGCAATGTCAAAGGACTCAGAAGGTGAGGCGCATATCCATGACCTCGCCGCTATTCAGTTTTCTCCTAAGTGGGAAACTGGTCCAGAGTGGCCTGTTGTTAAACAAGGTCCTGCAATCAAAATGCCAACGCCTAAAGCAAAGGTAAAGAAAGCATCAACATTCAAAACATGTGTTGTTGTTCCTGACATTCAAATTGGTTACTACCGTGGACGTGATGGAACACTAGAACCAACTCATGATGAGAAGGCACTTAGTGTTGCACTCAAGATCATTGAAGAATTAAATCCTGATGCTGTTATTTGTGTTGGTGACAACCTTGACTTCCCTGAGATGGGTAAGTACTTGACATACCCTGCGTATGCACAAACAACACAAGCATCAATTGATCGTGCAACAGTGTTCTGTGCACAGGTGCGTTCTGCGGCTCCTGATGCAGAAATCGTTTGGCTTGCTGGTAACCACGAAGAGCGTATGCCTAAGTACCTCTTGGTAAATGCATCAGCCGCTTATGGTTTGCGCAAGGGAAACACCCCAGAATCATGGCCTGTTTTGAGTGTTCCATACCTTTGTCGTATGGACGATTTCAATGTTGTTTACAAGCCAGGATACCCAGCATCTGATTACTGGGTCAATGAGAAACTCCGAATCATCCACGGCGATCGTGTGAAGTCGTCAGGTTCAACTGCGCACATCTATCTCAACCAAGAGAAGACGAGTGTTATCTATGGGCATATTCACCGCATTGAAACGGCGTTTAAAACACGTGAAGACTTTGATGGTCCACGCACCATCATGGCTGCTTCTCCTGGTTGCCTTGCCCGTATTGACGGAGCGATTCCGTCCACACGTGGAGGCGTAGATCTTGACGGACGCCCGTTGACTCGTCACGAAAACTGGCAACAAGGTTTAGGAATAGTTCGTTACGAAGATGACAACCAACATCGTTTCTCTTACGACGTCATTCCTATCTACAACGGATGGGGAATGTACCAAGGTAAAGAATACCAAGCAGACTAATGACAACAATCGTTGGCATTCAAGGTGACGGCTTTGCTGTGGTATGTGTTGACTCACGTATCTCAACTATGTTTGCTGACGGTCTTGCTCAAACTGGAACGCTTCGTGAAGGTTCAAGCAAGGTGTCTACTAATGGTAAATACTTGCTAGGAGCGGCTGGAGATGTGCGTGCAATCAATATCTTGCACCATGTATTCCAGCCCCCAGCAGTACCTCCAAATCTAAAGGGAAAGAAACTTGATCAGTTCTTTACTGCCAAGTTCATTCCTTCATTGCGTGAGTGCTTTGATGCACAGGGTTATTCAATTCCAGACCTCAATGAAAACAAACAGCACATTGCAGAACAAGGATCCAGCATCATTGTGGTAGTCAATGGCGTTATCTACATGGTTGATGGCGACTACGCATGGTGCTCAGAATCCAGTGGTATCTACGCCATAGGGTCTGGGGCGCATTACGCCCTAGGTGCTCTACAGGTCATGATGAACAAAAAGAAGTGGACAGCCCAGCAGGCTAAAACGAGTGCCCTTAAGGCTCTTAATATTGCGGCTAGGTTTGACCCGTATACAGGTCCCCCATACCAAACGTATGTTCAAGGACAAGAAAGCACCAGAACCCGTAAAACGGTATAATCAATCTAAACCTATTCAAGGAGTGTTATGAACACAGAACAACTAAAAAGCATGCTCGCATCGTACGGACGTTCAGTACTCGGTGCTGGTCTTGCTCTCTACATGTCGGGTGTAACTGACCCACAGACACTTGCTTACTCACTATTGGCGGCTCTTGCTCCAGTAGCCTTGCGAGCAATCAACCCTAACGATGGTGCTTTTGGTCGCCTCCCAGCCGCTAAAGAAGTAGCCGCCGCTATGACAAACGTACCTGTCAAGAAGGCTCCTGCTAAGAAAGCCGCCGCTAAAAAGTAATGGCAAAAATGCCCAAGCGAGAAGTCTCTACACTTGCTAAAGAAGTAAACACAGAGATTGCCCAAGACGGTAGTTCAGGCTGGTCCAGAGTCGCCTATGGTGCGAACGCTGGAGCAAAGGCTAAAGACTCGTACATGGTTGCACTACCTAAAGAACGGGTAGAAGAAACCATTACAGCCCCTGTTCAGTCTCGTGCAATTAGCCGTTACCAACGAAAGTTTAAGGGTCTTCTTAAGGGTGCTGACATGTACCACGGCGGGTGGGTACCTGCCGAAGGAGAAGGCACTCAGGACGTCTCAGAGGCACTTCCACGCACAGATGAAGGGTTTATGACCGCCTACACAAAAGGCGCTCGTAACCGTCAGCAAGCAATTGGTGAGGTCAATGAGACAGGTGGGTACGCTGGAAGCGTTGATATCCCAGAACACCTACATTCAGGTAATGATTGGTCAACTGGGACTGCAAAGGACCCAATGAAACCAGCGGTTTCTCAAGCAGAAAAGACCGTGAAGATTATACCTAGCCGAGAAGAAATGGCTGGAGTTTACGCTTCTGAAGAGTTGTTAAACCGTAAGAAAAAGTAAGTCATCCACGAATTGTGTTTTTTGCACAATTCATACTTTCCTTTTCCGCCCAGGTTTGTCTCTTCACCACATACCACGCATGTTGGTGATTTGACTAAACGTTCTATGTTTTCCCATACTCCAGTTCCCATGGCGTCCACGATACCTCCTCCCACACCGACTCACAACACGCTATTGTTATCTCAGGCTACAATTTATACACCTACAAATTTGAATAGGGGCACATGTCCTAATGGCAGTTGATTTTTGGTCGCCATCATATAGAGCATCTTCAAGCGACCTAACAGTTGCTATATCCCCGCTTGGGTTAGTTGAACTCGCAGACGAAGAGTTTGAAGTCCATGGACCTCGCCTAAACAGGTACGGCGCCGCTTGGGCTTGGTACCTAGGTCACCACTGGTCATACCGCCGTGAGATGGGTGAGTCACAGTTCTACATGAACTATGTCCGCACCATGTCGGATTACATCACCAACTTTTGTTTTGGTAAGGGCGTTCAATTTAAAGTCCCTGAGCAGAACGGTGCGATTATCCCGCACCTACTTCATAGAGTTTGGGATCAAGACAACAACAAGCATTACGTTCTTTGGGAACTAGGTCAACTTGCTTCTGTAACTGGTGACGCCTTTGTCAAAGTTGCTTTTGAAGAGCCATTTGTTGATCCTGCTGGAATCCCGCATGAGGGTCGTGTCCGCATCATTCCTTTGAACCCAGCGCATTGCTTCCCTGAGTATCACCCACACGACCGTGACAGAATCATTAGATTCAAACTTAAGTATCGTTTCTGGGGAACATCACCAGAAGGTACTCGTCAGGTTTATACATTTACTGAGATCCTCACTGATGAAACAGTTCAACAGTTTATTAACGATGAACTTATTGACCAGTACGACAACGTTTTGGGAACGATCCCTATTGTCCACATTCCTAACTCCACTATCTCGTCGTCACCTTGGGGTCAGTCAGACATTTGGGACATCATCCCTCTCAACCGTGAACTCAACGAGAAGATGGTTGAAGTCTCAGACATCATTAACTACCACGCCGCTCCTGTAACGATCATCACTGGTGCTAAGGCTTCACAACTTGAGCGTGGTCCTAAGAAGGTTTGGGCAGGTCTTCCTAAAGACGCAAACGTATTCAACCTTGAATCTCGTGGTGAGATGGCTGGCGCTTTGGAGTACATCGCATTTATTAAGCGCACCATGCACGAAATGACAGGTGTTCCTGAAACTGCGTTGGGTCAATTCCAGCCAGTGTCTAACACCTCAGGTGTTGCTTTGGCTATTCAATACCAGCCAATGATGAACCGTTTCATGATGAAAAAGATCCACTTT